GTCCAAAGGGTTGTGCTATCTACCTGAAAGCCTGCTACGTGCTATTGCAGCACTCGGCGGGCGGGATGGTAGACGCCTCTCCTTGGGCCTTAGGGGCAAATGTCTCTGTGACACGTAAGGGAATCCCACGGATCCTTCCTGTCCAACATCGAATCCTGGTTTCACAGGGGGATGTTGGTGTTATTAGACTTTGGTTATCTATCCTCGGCTTATACCGAGAACTAGAGTTCAAAGGAACGCTAAAGTTGAAAACAATAACGCAGCCTGGGATAGATATCTCGGGCTTCAGAACGCAGGAATGGGTATCGTGGGTCCCCCTCTTCTATGAGAAAGCGAGAGTGATTACTCGCGATCCCTGGAAGATGGTTCCTTCAAACGACCTGACTCCGTGGTCTATTCCATTTATAAGGAAAAGCTCTCCGACCTCGGGGGGCTGGGCCTCAGTAATGGGGCTGCCTTGGGATCTACTCCTTTGGGGGTCTGATCCACGCATGAGACCGGGTCTACTGACCTGGTTGAAAGCGGTAGATGGTTTAGAGTTGACCTGGTCAATAAAAGCCTTATGGAAAATAATGGAGAAAAAGGCTCGGCGGCATATAGATGCCATACCGCAGTCTGGATCTCCAGAATGGACCAAAAAGTGGATATTGGCCGGGGAGAAAGGAGAAGTTGCTCCTCTATGGTATCCTTATAGGGGTGACCCCTTACGATGGGCGCTGCTCTACGTAAGCCGGGATCAGACTGCTAGTCTGGCCTGGTATCAGGAATTCATATGGGGAAAACCGCTCTTCTTTGGACGGTTAGGATTCAAGGAGGAACCCGGAAAGATCAGAGTGTTTGCCATGGTAAACCTCATTACCCAGACGTTGATGAGACCCTTGCATCAATGGATCTTTAAGCGACTACGCATGATCCCAACAGACGGAACTTTCGACCAAACTGCTCCGGTGGAGCGGTTGATCTCGAGATTCAATGCTGAGGGTCACTGGGTAGCGTCCTATGATCTGTCGGCGGCGACCGATCGGTTGCCACTAACATTACAAATGGACCTGTTAGAGCCGCTTCTGGGGAGGGCGTTAACCGAGCTATGGGCTCAGTTCTTAGTGGG